CGAGCACACTTGGACAGAACAACAATGGTCTGTGTGGGAGCAGTTGCGTAAGAGTATGGGTTGTTAACGTAGCGGTGGTCCGTTGAACCATATGACTCCGCTGTATCTTTCTCCTGATGTTATGGGGGTTACTTGGTGTTCTATGAAACTTGGGAATACAACTAGGGAGCCTCGAGGAGCGTCGTTAAAGATATGCAGTTGGTCGTAGCATCGAAGTTGAAGTTCTCCTCCTTGGTATTCGTTGGGGTGGGAGAAGTTGACTGTCGCGGAGAGTTTTCTGACTGTGCCTTGGAATTCGGGGTACGGTGTTACGTTTAACGGAATTGGGTTGGGTGCCTGGGCGACTAGCTTTCGGGCAGCGTGTTGGTCGCAGTGTCCGTCAACGTGCCAATCATAGAATTCGTCGGTTTGGTATCTGGTGTATTGGAGTGCTTCTGCCTTTTCCAGGTCATATTGCCAGCCTGCTTCTTTGTTGGCTTGTCGTATCCAAGCGCCGATTAAAGCGTTTGGTGATTCATCGAAAATCCAAGAAACTTGGGATCTCCGATGATCTTTTTCCGTTCCGAAGTGAATTCCTTCGACTACAGTTTTTTCGGCAGCCAAGTGTTGAATCTCGTCGCACTGCTGTGGGGTTAGCGCCTCTGGGATATACCAGTAATGGTTGGTGAGCATGGGTACAAGATTAGCCGAGTTAAGACAAGAAGCTGAATGGCGGAAGTGTCAGCGAGATGAACAACATTTTTTACAGAATTACTGGCACATTGCTCACCCTGCTCACGGTCGTATTCTTTTTGCTTTACGTCAGGCTCAAAAAGAAGCTATTGAACACTGGGGCTCTAATAGATATTCGCTTACGTTAAAAGCGAGACAAATTGGGTGGAGCACCTTGGTGGCTGCCCACCAGTTCTGGCTGGCGTTTTTTCATCCTGATCAGAACATTATTGATCTCTCTCGAACTGAGAGAGAAGCCGTACTGTTGCTTAGGAAAAGTAGGTACGGGTTTCAGCATTTACCTAAATGGATGGTAGAACGTGGACCTAAGTCTTTGGTTGAGCATCAGCAACGGATGGGATTCGACAACGGAAGCCAGATTACGTCGATGCCTTCTGCTTCAGATCCTGCCCGTGGTGAATCGGCAACACTTATCGTTGTTGATGAATGGGCATTCTTACCGAACCCAGAGGAGTCTTGGGCGTCGATAGAACCCGTGGCTGACGTGGGAGGGCGGATTATTGGGTTAAGTACAGCTAATGGTTCGGGAAACTTTTTTCATCATCTGTGGGTTGGGGCTTCTACTGGTTCAAACAAGTTTGAGCCCATGTTCTATCCGTGGTCTGCTACTGAGGACAGAGGCGATTCCTGGTACCAAGAAAAAATTGAGTCGATGCTGCCGTGGCAGCTCGCACAGGAATACCCGACAACTCCTGAAGAAGCGTTCGTCAAATCAGGAAACCCTGTGTTTGATCTAGATATCCTTGAAGAAATGGCAAAGCATGTGTCTTACGGAGAGCAAGGCTATATGTGGCGAAGCGGTAAACAAGTTGAGTTCAGAGTATGAGCTTAGAAGTTTGGGAACGTCCACAAACAAATAGCGCTTACGTTATGGGCATTGACACAGCCGAAGGTTTAGGTCACGGCGATTACAGTGTCATTCAAGTTATTAATGTGGGGACAGGAAATCAGGCAGCCATATGGCATGGACATATAGCGCCTGATCTGTTGGCAGAAGAAGTTTATTCATTAGGTTTATGGTTCAACTCTGCTTTGTCTTGCGTCGAGTCCAACAACCACGGCTTGACGACTATCACTGAGCTGAGACACCTCGGATATCCAACGCTTTTTAGAAAACGTCAGTTAAATAACGTAAACAACAGAATCAGTCAAGAATATGGTTGGAAGACAACCAGGACTTCGAAACCACTTTTAATAGACGACTTGGGTTCCGCAATGAGAAACCAAGAGCTAATGATCAATGACCGCCATACTGTGGCAGAACTTCGGACTTATGTAAAAAATGATCGAGGGTCCATGTCAGGTTCACCGTATGATGACCGAGTTATGGCTTTAGCATTAGCTAACCAAATGCGTAAATACGCTTATGAACCAGAATATGTGACAGAAGTAAACGACTACTGGACTTGGAATTGGTTTTCTCGTCTAGCTAATGGCAATGTTCAAGAAAATTCTGAAGCTACAATTGGATCAAATACTATCCGTGGGACACGGTAAACAATCTATAGAGCATGTTCTATAAGGAAGGGCTGTAATGGCACGAAATATCGCTCATACACCTGGCGGCACTGTCGACGGGGCAAAGGGCAAAAATGGGAAAATGGAGCGTGGGTCGAGTGTTTCGGCTAACCCAATTTGGGAACCAGCAGGTTCGCAGTCCCCGAAACAACGTATGGATGCAGGCAAATACGCTAACCAAACTGGCGGTTACGGCGAAACCAGCATTCGGCAAACTCCCAAAAATCAGCATGGAACCACTGGCAAAGTAGAACCTGGCAAACAGCCGAATCTACGCGGTCACAACGCTGGTTAATCTATGGCTGTCCTCCCTGATGGGGCCAGCTTTCAAGAGTTTTGCGAATACGTTCTCGAACGTCGAGATGTTCCAATAACTGAACTTCGCGAGCTTTACGAACGTCGGCTTCGCCTAAAGTCAATTACTATTTCTACTGGCCAAGGCTTCCAATCGATACTCCCTCGAGATGAGCAGGGGCTGACGAAACGCGAGCGCGAGAATAAGGTTGTTTCTGAGTATCAGCAATCTGGTAGAAATATAGAAAAACTGCCTGAGAAAGCACAGTTCTAATATGGCTCGACGGTCCCGCCAAGAGAAACTCGAAGATTATATAGAGAAGATTGGTCAATGCCAGAATTGGCGAACCCAAGAAGGTTACGAAGACCTATGGCGACGCCTAATTGACCTTTACCGAGGAAAACATTGGCCTCAAACAACTTCTAATCAGCAAGATCTGATTGCAGTCAATTTAGCGTTTTCCACAGTTAACGTAATAGCGCCAAGCGTTGCAGTTAACTACCCGAAAATTGTTGTTCAAGCAAACGATCCAGCTAATGCCGATACTGCAAGTTTTGTTGAAGCAGTTGTTAACTATCTTTGGAAACACCATGACTTTCGGACGCCTTTCCGAAACGCTGTTAAAGACTTTCTGATCTTCGGTCATGGCTGGGTTAAAATCGGTTGGAAATTTGTAGAGCAAGAACAAACTCTTTCAGAGACTGAACGTGATCAGCTCATGAACCAAGCGGTTCTTGAGTCTGATCTATTCGCTATGGAAAACCCTGATCTCGCAGGGGACTTACTTACTGACGATGAGATAGCAGCAAACATTCCGCAAACCATCGCTCGAGTAGTAGAAGACCAGCCGTTTATCGAACGAATATCCCCATTCGACGTTTTTGTTGATCCATCTGCCACATCGGTAGACGACGCAACCTGGATAGCACAAAGAATTCTTCGACCTCTAGACGAGGCAGAGAACGACAAACGTTATAAGTCCTCTGCCCGCAAAAAACTTGCACCTAGCAGCGCTCCTGAATCGTATCCGCAATACGAAAACAAAGATCAATACCTTCCTGAGCAAGTTGTTATTTGGGAATACTACGATGTAGCAGCAAATACTTTGGCTGTTTACGCAGATGGTGCAGACGAATTTCTCGTAGACCCAACACCGATGCCTTACGCTTATGGTCAGCCGTTTGTGATGCTAAGGAACTATGACGTTCCAGATCACTTCTACCCGATAGGAGATCTCGAAAGCATTGAAAGTCTCCAGCTGGAACTAGATAAAACTCGAAGCCAGCTCATGAACGACAGAAAACGGTATGCGAGAAAATATCTCTATCATGAACGTTCTTTCGGGCCAGAAGGCCGAGAAGCTTTGGAATCTGACCAAGACGGCCGACTCGTCCCAGTTGTGGACGAGAACAGGCCGCTTCAAGAGGTTGTTGTTCCAATGCCTCAAATCCCCGTAAGTCCAGAGATATACAACTATTCGAACACAATTGAAGCAGACATAAACACAGTTTCAGGTATCTCAGAGTATGCCCGTGGCGCAATGCCTGAGATTCGCAGAACAGCAACTGAAGCATCTATTATTGCGGATGCCCAGAATGCCCGTGCTGCCGACAAACTAGCCATCGTCGAAATTTGTATTTCCAGATGTGCCCGTCGAGTCATACAACTGATGCAACAGTTTATGACAGGTTCAGAACTGGCTAGGGTAAGCACTCCAGGCGGCGACGATGTCTTCCTTGAGTACACCCGAGAAGACATTCTCGGAGAATACGATTTTTCGGTTCAAGCTGGGTCAACTCAACCCATGAACGATACAATTCGGAAACAGCAAGCTGTAAGCTTGATGAACGCAATAGCGCCGCTTGTGGGAACGGTTATCGACCCCCAAGCGCTTGCGGTTCATGTGCTGGAGCAAGGTTTCGGAATCAAAGACCCCGAAAAATTCTTGGTACAGCAGCCTGATCCTCAAACTATGGCAGTCGAAGATCAGGTTGCTCCTCCAGCATCTGCTGGCGCAGCACCAATGCCTTCAGATCCCGCAGCAATGGACGCTTCTTTGAGCGGTGGCGGCGCATTCGCGCCCACTGGAGGTATTCCTCCAGAACTACTAGCACAGCTCCAAGGGCAAATGGGAGTGGAACTCCCCTCCTTGTAGTGGGACATAGGTATATTCTTATAGGAGCAACTGTTGAAGACTCCTAGGAGGGGCTAGTGCCCGAAGAAAATGAAGTTCAGATGGAATCCACAGATATTGTGGACAATCCCGAGGCTTCCATAGAAGTTTTAGAGGAACCTGGTGATCTATATACCGTCAAAATTGACGGAGAGGAACAACAGGTTACCCTTGAAGAACTTCAAAATGGTTATCAACGTGGAGCGGACTATACCCGCAAAACGCAATTGGTAGCAGAGGAGCGTGACCGTTTAAGACAAGCTGAAGCTGTAATGAATGCCATTCAGGAAGATCCTGCAGGCACAATTCAAGCTCTTTCGAAATCATTTGGTGTGGACAATCCAATGCAAACAGAATCCGCTACAGATGACTGGGAAGATGTTGATCCAAGTGTTGCAAGAATTGCAGCATTAGAACAAAAGCTTGAGCAGCAAGAAGCAAGAGAACGGAAACAAGACCTTGAACGACAAGTAAATGTTTTACAGGAGGAATACGGAGAATTCGATACTGACGAGCTGTTAGGCCATGCGCTTAAACACAGAATCGGTAACCTCGAGGCTGCTTTTAAGCACTGGCGTTTTGATCAGACTCAAGATGCTTTGTCTAAACTACAAGCGGAACAAGAGATTACTGAGAAAAAACGTGGTGCAGCTGTAGTCACACCTGGGGGCTCAACTCAGGTTGGAACTGAACAATCTCCTACATCTTCTCCACCTTCAAGCATTCGCGAAGCGTTTGAACGAGCAAAACAAGAACTAAGCACTTAACCTTTTAGGAGAATGTAAATGGCTGGTAACTCCAGTTTCGATGAGATTCTGACTACGACTCTCAACAACTACGTTCCTAAGTTGACTGACAACATTTTCTCTGCTCGCCCACTTTTCTATGCTTTGACCAACGGTCAAACCATGAGAACAGTTAGCGGTGGCGCAAAGATTGTTGTTCCAATCATCTATAAAGCGAACGATACCGCTAAATCATATGCGGGAACGGAAACTATTGACATCGCTGCCCAAACAGGCATCACAGCTGCAGAATACAGCTGGGGTCAGTACGCTTCCACTGTCACAATAAACGGTCTTGAAGAAGCCCAAAATAACGGAGAGGCTCAAATCATTGACCTCCTCGAAGGCAAAATCTTCCAGACACAAGAATCCATTATCGAGAACATGAACACCATGTTCCACGGTGACGGAACCACCAAAGCAACTGACTGGAACGGACTCGAAAACATCGTTAACGACTCCGCCCTTACAGCTAACGCCCTTGGTGGAATTGACCCGTCAGTAACAGGCAACGAGTTCTGGAAGTCGCAAGCGACAACCACAACTGGTGCTTTGACTCTGGCGAAACTGGCGACACGCTACAACAGCGTAAGCGTCGGCAACGACCAGCCCACCATAATCATCTCTCAAGCAGATGACTATGAAAGCTATGAGGCTCTGTTAACCAGCAACATCCGCTACACCGATACGGACATGGCGGACGCAGGATTCCAGAATCTCATGTATAAAGGCGCTCCGTGGACCTTCGATGCAGCTAACACCGCTGGTGTTGTCTACATGTTGAACACGAAGTACCTGCAACTGGTACGTCACTCGGATACCTGGTTTAAGCCAACTCCGTTTGTGCGACCCAACGACAAGGATGCTGTGTACTCACAGATCCTTTGCTATGGCCAGCTGACTTGCTCAAATAGGGACCGTCAAGGTTACCTAGAGGGTGTCACCTGATAATTAGCTATACGGTGGGGGGTGGAAGCTTCCGCTTCCGCCCCCCACAATAGTTAGGAAACAGATGAGTCGCTCACTTCAAGTTGGATACAGCGGAAACGCTCGACCTTATGGACAACCAGCAAATGATTCTCAAGGGTTAACCGTTGAGTATGTTGGTGGCCGCAAGGTAGCCCAAGTCCCTGCTTATGCAGGCGAAGAAGAGGTTGCAGCGTCGTCTTGTCTTGCCTTAACTAAAAGCGGTGCAGCTTGCAAAGCTAAACCGCTCGCAGGAACCGATTTGTGTACTTTTCATTCTGACATGATCAAGGAGTAGATGTGCTTATTGAGCAAATGCGCTCATACATCAGAAGTGTTGTCGAGATTGATAGTTCCGATATTGATGACGACACACTTAACCGTTTCCTTGGAGAAGGCTACGATCAAATCGTTTACAGCGAGAAACGTTGGCCTTGGTATGAAGCCAGCACAACTTTCACTACAACAGGCGGAGTTCAAGATTATTCTTTAGCAGTAATTGGTGCAGCTCCCGATGCAGTCACTAACGGTTTAAGAGAAATAGCTGCGCTTCGAACTGACGACATAGTTCTTACTTTCTTGGGACGCGACGCAGCAGATGTCTCCTACCCTATTGATTCTTCTGGTAGCGGTGACGCCTACTATTGGAGTTACTGGGCTGATAGCGTTCGTTTGTACCCTAAGCCTTCTGGGGCAGAAACCATTTATGTCCGAGGATACAAAAATCCTTCAGCCTTTGGTTTTGGTACATCCGACGGTACAGCTCCTAGCGACTTTCCAGAACCATTTCACATCTTGATTGCGAACTATGGAGTTTCTCGAGCGTATGATCAACAAGAAGATTTGGATATGGCTGCTGCCTACAAATCTTTGTTTATTACTGAGCTTGATAACCTTCGAGCCCGTCATCTTGATTCTCCTGCTCCACAACCTTTACGGCTAAATGGGCGTAGAAGTTCTCAGTGGATAGCGGAGTCTTATCTTCCAGGCCGTTTACGGTACAGCTGGGAGTAGTGAATGGCTAAGTCTGGTTACAAACTAGAAATGCTTCAAGACTTTAGCGGTGGTCTGAACTTACGTTCGGACCAATTCAACCTTTCTCCTTCCGAGAGTCCCGACATGCTAAACGTTGATGTCGATCCTCGAGGTGGAATCAAAATGCGGCTTGGCGTAACTAAACGAAATGGGACTGCGCTGCAAGAAAAAGTTACGGGTTTAGGTCAATACACACCTGACGGGGGCACAGCACGAGTCATATGTTCATACGGGACAACGGTTGCCGAGTCTGCACCTGGAGATTTTGCAACGCTTAACGGTGTAAGTGTTGGAGATGGTGATCGGCTTTACGGCCAGACAACAAACAACAAATTTTATGGAGTCTCGGGAGTTGCTTCTTCGTTTGTTTACGACGGTACCACTGCTTCTAATCTTGCTAACAACTTAAATGGGTCAACTGGTAATTACCCAATAGCTAAATACACTTGTCATTGGAATAACTTTGCGTGGGTTGGGCATACCACTGAAGGCGGAACGGCTTATTCGAATCGTGTTCGTTGGTCAAAGCTAGACAACCCAGAAGCTTGGCAAGAATACGATTACGTCGATGTCAACGTAGGGGAACGCGGCGACGAAATTTCGGCTTTGCTTCCTTTCTCTGACAGGCTTCTCATATTCAAAACTAATAGCGTTCACGCTTTATACGGTCACACTTCTGATTCGTTTCAGCTAGTTCCTTTGACCCAAGACGTTGGATCTGTCTCAATGTCTTCCCCTGTGTCAACGCCATACGGTGTTTTCTTTTGGTATGACCGTCAAGGAATTTGGAATTACAACGGTAGTCAATTCGTTTGGATGTTCTCAAAGCTGCAGCCAGCTATTGATGATGGGCGAATCAAATTCGATAAGCCCCCTCAGTTGGCGTGGTTCAAAAATCGTTTATATGTTTCAGTTGATTGGGATGACAGCAACGGAGTAAACGCTCCTGTGCGTCGAGTGTTGATTTTTGACCCCACAATTGGGGAACAAGGCGCTTGGACAATGACCGACATTGATGCAAATGCTTTGTTGACGTTTGCTCCACCTAATGATGCTCAAAGCTTGTTAGCAGCGTGCGATAGTTACGCTAACACTGGGCGAGTTATTTTACTCGAGCAAGACCTTCAAGCAGATTTTTATGGAACGGCGAGTAAACATATAGCTTCTTCTTATACGACGAGCTGGCTTGTTGGAAAAAATCCTGTTGTTAGGAAACGTTGGGGTAAACCACGGTTCATTGTTAGCTCAGACAACACTGTTGCCTTAAACGCAAAGCTATATGTCGATTATGACACTTCTACGTTTAAGAAAGAAATGCCATTTGGTGTTCAAACAGGTGGAGTGACAAATGCAACTTGGGCTTCTGGTGCTGGTCCCACTGGCGGTACAGGAGTTTGGGATACAAGTCTTTGGTCGGCAGAACCAAATACTGATGTAACAAATATTGAACGTTTACCCACAGTTGGGACAGCTAAAGCTATTCAAATAAGGGTAGAAGGTCCAACTGATGTTGATGAAGCGTGGGAAGTGAACGGAATGGCGTTCACATACCTGCATAGGAGATTACGTTAATGGCAACTTTTAATCACCCAAACGTAGCCAGTCCAGGTAATGCAATTATTGCTAGCCAGCATGAAGGCAACTGGACGTACCTTAAACAATGGCTTGAAGGGGTTCCAGGGCAAACAGACTCAAAACCTGGAGTTGTCCAAAACACAGGTGGAGCGATAACAGGAAATCTTTCTGTTACGGGTTCGGTGACAGCTGGGTCGTACAGCTCAACTGGCGCATTAACGAGTACGGGAACTGTTTCTCTTGGCGCAACAGACCATCTGTATCTGAATAGCACGCAACATAACGTTATTGGTTTGAGCACTGGTACTGATATCAATGCTGAAACTGCTGGGAGTTTCTTAAAGGATCTGAACTATCGAGCGAACTTCTTAAGCTCCTTAGCGCCAGGTGGCGTTGCTGGTCCTGGCAATAACGTCCACTGGCTTTCTAGAGGTGTAGACGTAGCTGCTCCTGCGGCTGATGCTGGCAACTATTTGTCTGAGAGTCACCGTTATTCGGTGTACTCTCGTCGTGCTGGTGAAGGATACGTCGCTCCAGGTGGCGTAGAAACTGGTCGTCCTGCTTCTGAATATCGTTTAGTTGTTAATGGTTCTATCGCTGTTCGCGGTGACATTATTGGCTATACGGGATACAACGAAAGCGTGCCTGGGACTTCAACTGATTATTTGCTTGGTGAAGGTACTCGCTTAAATGTGAACTGGGCGAATATCTATTCCAACATTGATTGTGGTGGAGAGATTCGTGTGGGTAGCCGTTTCCAAACTGCGACGTTGTATTTCGGTGATGAGTACAGCGTTAATCAAGATTACATTCAGTGGAAAGACAATCTTCCTACTACGAATCTTCCTGGGTTTCAGTTTGTTCATAACGATACTGCTCATTTGACGATTGCAGAATCTTCAGGCAATTTGGATTTGCGTGCGGCGGCTGGTTGGCCGACGCTTGCATCAACGACAAGTGCTGGTATCACAACGACTGGTTCTCACCAGTTGGGCATTGTTTCTTCTTCGGAACGATACAAAGAAGATATTACTGACGTTGATTTGGCGACTGCTAAAACAAAGATTGCGGCACTGACTCCACGAACATTTAAGTGGGATGCTACTGTTTCTACAGCTTCAGGGATTGATTACCAGAATCAAACTCCTGAAACTGGGTTTATTGCTGAGGAAGTTGCTGATGTGGCTCCTGACTGGGTTTCTTATGACTCGACTGATTTGCCGCAAACGTGGCGGCATCAGTCAGTTGTGTCTGCGCTTGTTGCTGTAGTGCAAGATCTTGAAGATCGTGTAGGAGCGCTTGAATGACAGGTACGACATACATAAATGATGTTGGGGGTGGAACAAACCTCATTTCTTACGCTGACGGTTTTCGCTATCAGGGGACGTGGTCTTCTGGCGTTTCGTATTCCGTTGGCGACGTTGTTGAATACAGCAACGGGTCATATGTATGTAGGTCAGCCAATTCAGGTAACACTCCTTCTTCGGGCAGCACGTATTGGCAAGTAGTTTCTAATGCGGGTACGGCGGGCGGTCCTGGGCCAGCTGGAGCTAGCGGGCCGCAGGGCCCAACGGGACCTACAGGCCCAGACGGTGCAACTGTTCTTAACGGTGTTGGTGATCCGCAAGGAGTTACTGGCACTGACGGCGACTTCTATTTGAACGTCAATAACAACTATTTCTTTGGACCTAAAGCTAGTGGCGTTTGGCCTCCTGGGTTTAGTTTGGTTGGTCCGAATGGACCCCAAGGATCAACGGGCCCGACGGGGCCAACGGGCCCTATTGGCCCGCCTGGAGGGCCTCCTGGGCCTACAGGGCCGCAGGGGCCGCAAGGAATTGTTGGTCCTGCGGGACAAGCTAGTGGTTTAGTTAATGGAGGTATTCCTGCCTCTAACGCTAATGGAGATTACGGAGGCGTCACACCTATTGACGCAGGAGGGCCAACCTAGTGCCTATTCAGATTCAATTCCGCCGAGGAACGTATGCGGCTTGGGTGGCTGCTGACCCTGTTTTAGCTGATGGGGAAATGGCTATCCAAACTGATGCTGGTGGCGGAGAACAAGCTCAAGCTTTGAAGATAGGTGATGGGGCTACTGCTTGGAGTTCACTCGCTTATGGTGGACTTCGTGGACCCACTGGTCCAACAGGTCCACATGGAACTTCTGTCAATAACCTTGACGGGGGCGAAGCGGCAACTAACTATGGAGGCATCGGGGCTACGGCTACTGGTGGGAACGCACAAGGAATATAAATGGCTGTACAAATACAACTCCGACGAGACTCCAGCAGCAACTGGACCTCTGCTAACCCGACGCTCGCTCTTGGTGAGCTTGGGTTAGAAACTGATGGATACAAGTACAAGATTGGTGACGGCGCTACTGCGTGGAACTCTTTGGGTTACGCAGAACTAGCTGGTACCGACGTATT